CGAATCAAGAACAACAGACGATAGAATATCAGTCTTATCAATTTCGTAAAAGTTAACAGTGGCTTGTGTAATGATCGAACTGGAAGACGAAACATTTTTATACAGACTCAACTTCATTTCAAAGTCGAGTGTGTATATAATCGTTCTACGCGCTTCTAATGGTCCATCGTAATCGTCTTGGAACGTAATACCAGTTAGTGTGATCGGCGTATCTTCTTTCGTGTCAAAATCAGAAAGTGGCTTGACTGTAACAGTATACTGAGGCGTAAAGTAGGGCAAGATTTGCTCTACAATTTGTAGTGCATCGTCTTGCGACTTTGCGTATACGTTCAGTTGAAAGCCAATCGAGTAGGGTACTGGTGTGTAAATCTCTTGTGCACTTCCCGAAAAGTTATCAGGAAACGTCACACACTTATTCATCTTAGGTAACTGTCGAGTAGCATCGTAGTTCATCGACATAATTTCAAAGGACATTCTTGGCAACTTGATTGCGATCTGACGCTCAGCCTCTTCGCCGTTGTTCATTGCGTCGATTCTAGCCAGAAAGTCTCTCTTGGGTGCATAAGATAAAGGCACCTTAACTTGACTGATAATATCACCAGCCGCATTTGTTCTAAGAACATTTAGATTATTAAACAGCGAGCCAAACACAGCCACTGCTTTTCGAATTCTTTGATGATAGAAGTAAGTGCCAAACATTATGCAGGATCTCCAAACGGATTAGATTCAGAGAAATCGATGATGCCAGACGCTTCAGTGTCGAAGTCTGTGTTCTGCGCACCTTCTTCTAGTATTTCTTGATTCACTATAGAAGGTTTTCCACCAATACCGTCTTCGTTTTCAATACGATAGTCAGCACTGAATGTATGATACGCACCATCATCTGCGCCTGCGTGAGCAATATAGACTTTATACGACGAAGGAATCGAAGCATCAATCTTCACAACATCACCTGTAATAGTGAAGCCATTTGGATTTGTCTGTGTCAACGTGTCGCCCACTTCAAATTTACCTGTCATGTTCGCAAGATCAAATGTGACCAGTCTCTGGAATGCTTGTTGTTCAATGTCATCGAGATCAAGACCTGTATCAAAGTCTTCATCATTGTACTCAAAGAGTTCTGCACGAATTCTAAAGACAGGCAAATCTTTTAACTGATAGAATGGATTCTCAGTCTCTACCTTTGTAATCTCAAAGAAAGAATCTGACAGCGTGAGATAGATCAGATCGCCCTCGCGTGGACGATACATGGGCTTTTCATCAGTATTTTCGTAGAATTGTACTTGACTTTTCCATCGACGCCGTGCTACAATGAACGTTGCGGCATCACGAATTTCTACACCAAACTTTGTGAACAGATCACCCTCGCCGTCGAATCCTTCGACGTTTTCAATATACATTTCTAATCGATAGGCATTATCAAAACGCGAAGTCGAATCGTCGCCAAAGATTGTGTCTCTTTTGACTATCTCGCGAGGCAGGTAGTAAACATCTTGACCATATATCTTAAGAGACTCGATGATTAAATCTTCATAGAGAATCTGCTCCGATGTCGCACCTTGTCTGAAATACCTATTCGTCGCCATCTTACCCTACAAAGAAATCGACCGGAAGTTCTTGTTCGTTTCTCAGTTTCTCTTCAAGTCGTTCAATGTCAGCCGTTGCGTCTTCGTAGATTTGACGACCGTTCATCGTAACTCCACCAGGTAATTGCATACCTTCGAATTTACTGAGATTAGCACCCCATTGTTGTTTGATCAAAGCGGTCGTATAGTCTTTGATAAACATATCATTGTAGATGCTTGTATGTGTTTCGGGATCAATGGTTTGATAAATCTCTGCAACCAAATAATCTCCTTCTTGCAAATCTTCGTCTTCAAAATCGCCAAACACATAAAGACGATTCTGTCTACGAGAGAACGTTACTTGAGGATGACCATGCAACTGCATGTCGATCATACTTAAGTACTGTTCCATCTGATACAGATAAGATAAGTCACCAGCAAAATTAATGAAGTCGCCCATATTGTTTAAGAACATCTGATAGCGAATATCAAAAAGATTACCTGTGGTGCTGAATGTAGTAGAGATCGGAAATACTTTCGAAACAAAAATAATGTCAGACGAAACAGGAATGTACTTGTTCGCCACATCAGTCGCAGTGATTTGGTGCTTCAGATAAGTTCGAATCGTAGCATCACTGTGAAACTCTTGATATTTTTGAATCGCATCATCTACTTTATCTTCAATCTGATCAACGTCCACGTTGATTTCAAGCACAGGCTCTCCGAGTCTGCGCAAGCAAAAATCAATCAGTTCGTTGCGTGTTGTAGGTGATGCCATCGATTTCTCCTATTAGCCCCAAAGCACAAGTCCAGCAGAATCATAGATTACTAGTCTGAAGCCTTGTTCGTCTCGGAGTGCACCTTGGAACTGCAAGTCGCCTCCAATTGATGCACTGTCAACTGTCGTAAGTTTCTTAACGGTAATTGGCTGATCAGTAGAATCACCACGTCTTGTTACAGTTTGCAGTGTATCTGTTTCTGAGTCGAGAAGAGAAAGACCGCCTAAGTTTCTAAAACGTACCTGATCAGAATCGTTCAGTACCAAGAATCGAGTAACGCCTTCTTGTGAATCGAGTTGATTCAGTTCAAGTCGACCAACACTAATTCTGTCTAGACCAGGATTGTATGTGAATTGAATATCGGTGTTAATACTGTCAATGCCGATATAATCACGTACGAATAATGGATGATATTCGTTGCTGTCATTGACATTGACAACTTGTATCTGCTTCGATGCAATTGCACCTTCTGCACTATCACCCGAAGGATCGCCTGCAACTACTTCACCTGTAATTTCATCAAGATAAAGAACTAAAGTCGTCTGTCTTCTTTCTACATTGTTAAGAGTCAACGTGTTGTTGATTTCAACGGTAGAGTCAAAGATCGTTGCTTTGTTTAGATTCCATGTGTCGCTGGCGGCTTTGTAGTAAATTTGTGCGTTTGCACCAGCAACCGTAATACCTGCACTGTCTGCGGCTGCCGCACTTAGGGCGCTGTCAGCCAGTACAATGTTCTTGTCGTTAATAGACAGTTCTGTAGAATTGATCGTGGTAGTTGTGCCGTTGACCTGAAGATCACCGCCTACAATTAATCGACCAGAAATAAACGCACTGTCAGCAATAACTCTGCCAACATCGATTGTGTTTGTCGTAGTATTGCCACGAGTTGTGACCGTATCAAGTGTGTCTTCTTCGAAGAAAGCTTCAGAAAGTTTCTTGACGGCAACACTATCAACTGTACCGTCGAAAGGATCGCCTTTAACAAATAGAGCATATAGCGAAGCAGAATCCGCAGAATCAAGCGAGCCGGGTTTGAAAGCAAGACCGCCCAGCGCAATTTCGTCGGTGAACAGTCTCGTGCCATCGACATTAGAAATGACTAATAGACGATCTGAATCAGGTCGTCCAAAGTTTGCTTCCGCTTGATCTAGCGTAATGTAAATAAAGCGATCAGAATCTAACTGACTCGGATCTCTTAGTTTTACACGTCCGCTAACGTGTTCTATTCGTTTAGCCATTTAGAGATTCCAGATAACTTAATACTAGTTTGAGTTTGCCACTTGAGCCAGTAGAACCCGAGCATCTAACTCTATTTGTTTCTTCTACGATCAACTTACCAGTAATCACACCAACAGCGTCTTTCGGCAGAACAGGAAGATCCTTCACAAGTTCTGTGTTCAGTACTTCGTCACGATCATAGTGAGTGAACGTTACTGTGTGTTCAGCAGAGTCTAGATTCGCAATCTGCGCCATAAGCACAATTGCTGTAATCCCCGCAGGAACAACGTAGATGACATCGCTATCCCCGGTAAATCCGCCGGGGGGTTCCTCCGGAACTACCGCAGTTGTCGTTTTAAATGTATTTAGTGGGATAGCCATGTATCAACCCTCTAGTGCTAGAATGTATGGAGTTAGAATTGCGTACAACGATCTTTCGAACGTCTCGCCCTCGATTCGACCTGCCTGTCTACGAATTGTCAGTTCAGCACCAATTCTAAAGTCACCCAGCTGGTCCGTACTCGTGAATACCACCAGACCTTCGTTCGTCTCAGAATCGAAAATAACTTCTTTTGTAGGATCAGGAATACCACCATTCTGAGGAATAGCAGTAAAGGTGTTCGTACCCGCACCCACGTATTCAAACGTGTGTGAAGATGATGTGATAACAGAACGTTGAACAAAACTAATTTTCTGATTACGTCTCATGTCTTGGTTCAACGGTGGCTGGAATGTGATGTTATAAACACCAGGTGCAACTGAATCGACGCCAAGACATGTGTAATAGTAATCTTCTGAGTCAAACTTTATTGCATCACCATAGTTCGGCTTCTTATACTCGCCGTATGGATTTAGCCAGTCTGCCGAATCAAGATTAATAATCTCATTCACTTGCATCACATCATCAAACTTGGCATAATCAGAGTCGAGAATACCAGAGTAAAGAACTGGGCTACTACCTCGTGCGATAAGACCAAAGTCACCAAAGCTGGTGTTAGAGTTAGTGATAGAACACTGACCACCAGTTTCAGCAAGAATAGATGTTGCAGTCGAAATCGTAAAGATCGATACCAACTGCGCATAACCACGATTGAGTAGATATACGCCAGTACCAGCCGCGTTGTACTGAGTGAATGCGTCAGATACCATCGAACGCAGACCCCAACATTTCGAACCGTCGATCTTCATACCAATACCGTCAGTAGTAATCGACGTACAGTTCTGTACGTAAGGAGACTGTACAATAAACGGACCTGCTCTTGGCGAGTCAACGTTCGGGTTAAATGCTACGCAAGCCGCTCCGCTTTGATGATCTCGGAACGTAATGTCTTTCAAGAAACATCCGCTTCTCACATAGAACAAATCAGAGTCTACGCTAAACGGACGAATCGTCGTTGTTCTCAAGTTGTCGCCCACGATAGCAACCTTCTCAGGTAGCTGAATTGGGTTATTAATTACATAATCACCCGACTTGAGATAAATTGTAATATCATTTGTAGCTTGCGCTCGCTGTACTGATTGAGTAATAATGAGGTTTCGTTCGTCGTTAATAGACTGAACAGCGTTTCTTAACTCGATAGGAACAGCACGAGCCGCAAGGCTAGGCTCTTGTACAGAATCGATACTGGCAAGACTTCCCTCTGTAATAACAGTGATCAAATTGTCTAGCAAGTCATTTGTGACCTGCGCTTCAGTTGCAGTAGAGTAGTTACCGCCATTACCAGAAGAGTCAGGACCAACACCAGCACCTGGCCAAGTTCCTTGCTCGTACAAATTAGAAGACAGGCTGTTAGAAAGCAGTTCGTCAACAATCTGCTTCAGGTGTTGATAAGTCGATACTGTCGCGACAACTTCAGGATCAGAAGCACTGTCTCCCAACTGATTTGTGCCAAACGAGAAGTATGCACGTGCAACAATATCGCTCGCAAAGTTACCACCATACAGAACGTCAAATGTCAAGCCGTCTACGATGAAACCAACGTCTCGCTTACAGCGAACACGATCATACGTTGCAGGACCATTCTGATCGGCATATGCAATCACGCCCGCTTTAAGATTAGCAGAGTCGGCTAGAATCAAATTGTAAGATGCAGTTGTTGTGCCGTCAATACCTGTAAAGTTTGGATAAACGAGAGGTCTGAGTACAGCAACATTACCGGCTTCAAGAACTTCGTTTACAATTTCGATCAAGTCGTTGACACGGGCTTGCTCTGTTGAAGTTGTGACATAAGTGTTGACGATGTTCTTTAGTTCGTCATATGCCGCAACAGTAGGTAATGTTTCAGAATCGCCCAACTGACTTACAGCATTAGAGAAGTATGCATCAGCACTTCTACGAGACTGATAGTTACCACCATAGAGAATATCGTGTGTCAAGCCGTCAAGTACAAATCCTACGTCACGACCACAAGTAGCAGAGTTGTAAGACAATGCTGGATAGTTACTGTCGATCCAAGCAATCGTCGAGTTGATGATTGCTGTTCGATTAGACTGAATTGCAGTAGCGGCTGTTTGTTGATTTGCTGTAGATGCAGGAGCCGCAGGATAAGTAAACGCATCAGCACCATCAAGACCGTTGCTAATAATGTCAGTAATCTCTGCAATACTGCTTGTAACATTTACCCGAGAATCAGAGTCGATGGCAAGTTCGCCAATCAAACGACCTAATTCGTTGATTGCACCAACTGTTCCTTCTAGCTGATCACTGATCACCAACTGCGCAGATGCATTTCCTCTATAATATGCAGAG